TTAGTCATTATTGACGATCCGCACTCAGAGCAGACCGCCATGTCGAGTTCTGGGTTTGATGATGCGTGGGATTGGTATACGGGTGGTCCAAGACAGCGTTTGCAACCCGGTGGCAGTATCGTTTTAGTTCAGACTAGATGGTCTGAAAAGGACATGACGGGTCAATTATTGAGGGCGATGGCCAAAGATGACTTGGCCGATCAATGGGAAGTTGTGGAGTTACCCGCAATTTTTGAGGATGGGACTCCGTGCTGGCCAGAATTTTGGAGCTTGGAGGACTTGACCGCGGTAAAGGCGTCAATACCGCCGTCGAAGTGGAACGCTCAATATCAGCAAAATCCCACGGGCGAAGAAAATGCCATTATAAAACGTGAATGGTGGCGTGTTTGGGATGAAGAGAGGATTCCGCAACTTGAATATGTCATCCAAAGTTACGATACAGCGTTTAGTAAGAGAGAGACTGCGGACTATTCAGCCATCACTACGTGGGGCGTATTTTATCCCAACGAAGGTGGTTCAGGGCCGAATTTAATTTTATTGGACAGTAAGAAAGGTCGGTGGGACTTTCCTGAGTTAAAACAAATTGCGCTTGAAAATTACAAATTTTGGGAACCAGACACGGTCATTGTAGAAGCCAAAGCGAGTGGTATGCCTTTGACACACGAGTTAAGGAACATGGGTATACCCGTTGTAAACTTTACGCCTAGTCGTGGCAACGATAAGGTGAGTAGAGTACATAGTGTATCACCCTTGTTTGAGGCAGGGATGGTTTGGGCCCCCGATGAAACTTTCTCAGACGAATTAATAGAAGAGGTGGCCGCTTTTCCTAATGGTGAGAACGATGATTTGGTTGATAGTATGACACAGGCGTTGATGCGCTACCGACAAGGGAATTTTGTGCAACTACCGACAGACGACTGGGAAGAGGAAGAAAACCGTGCTACAGTGAAACTGTATTATTAATTTAAAAACGAAAGGGCCTGCTGATGAATAGTCCTGCGGTGAACCTTGGAGCGGGCGGATTCGTATCTTACTACGAGGACGGCGGTGCTACAGTAGTGATAGAAGATACTACAACGCCGCCAGAAGCACAAGAGTTCGAAGAACGCGGCGTAGGGTCTTTCTTCAAAGAACAGATACTGGCTGATATGGGATTTTTAAACCCCATGGGTTACGAAAGGCCAGACAATGTAACGGACTTTAGTCCTCAAAAACGAATAGAAATAAGAAAGTCTGGTAATCCGGGCTCCGCGGCCCGCGAAACTTATTACGGTGACAACCCTACTTTTTTCGAAACACTTGCAAGTGACTATGATTATCCGCTAGTTGAGGACTACGTTAGGGGTCCAAATCGTCATGGAAGGCCAGCCGGTCGTCCTGATTTGCCTACCCCTCAAGAACTAGCGGACGCTCGTGGACACGCATTGGGTACTGCTATGGTGGCCGCGGACTACGGACCAAAGACTGCCGAGGCAGTGGGCGCTTTTAAAGAAAATATAAGTTTTTCGAACCGCCTACATCAAGCGATGGATAAAAGAAACAATGCGGTTGGAGCAGCAATTTTTAAACAAGCTGGTATTCAAGCGACACCAGAACAACTTTCCAGCATGGTTGATGCTGAAATATTCAGGCAATTAGATGTAATTATGGGACGCCCCGCGAACGAACGGGAGTTCAAGAGCCCAGAAGGTGGAATGGACCTGTATTTCCCAAGAGATGAGTACGGGTACTTTTTACCAAATTATTAGGAGCGGCAATGGCAAATGGTAAACCAAATGCAGGCTTGATGGATGTTCCATCACAACTAGACACGGACGATTTAGCGGCTGAAGTAGAACTTGAGTTGCCGGATAGTGCAAATGTCGTGATGGCTGACCTTGAAGCAACTGACGTTGGTTCTATCGAAATAAAGCCAGAGGAAGACGGCGGAGTCATTATCGATTTTGATCCACAGGATCAGCGCGGTAAGAGTGATGACTTTTACATGAACTTAGCAGAAGAGATACCGGACAGAGAACTGGCCCGTATTTCGAGTGATTTGCTAGGTGAGTTTGATGCAAACAAAGCCAGCCGCCAAGAATGGGAAGATGCTTACACTAACGGTCTGGAGCTTTTGGGCTTCACTTACGATGAGCGCACCCAACCATTTCGTGGAGCCTCCGGGGTGACTCATCCCTTGCTTGCAGAAGCCGCTACACAATTCCAAGCACAAGCATTCAACGAATTATTACCCGCTTCGGGGCCCGTGCGCACCGTAGTAATGGGTAAAGAAACCGCATCTAAGGTGCAGCAAGCGTCCCGTGTACGTCAGTTTATGAATTATTACGTCACAAATGTGATGGAAGAGTACACGCCCGACATGGATCAGATGTTGTTTTATTTGCCTTTGGCGGGCTCGACGTTCAAGAAAACATATTTTGATGAAACATTGGGCAGAGCGGTATCCAAGTTTGTTCCAGCAGAAAACTTGGTGGTTCCTTATGAGACCGCGGACCTCGAAACATGCCCTAACATCACACAAGTAGTTCGCATGTCACTTAATGACCTGCGTAAAAGACAGATTGCAGGCACTTATTTAGATGTTGAGGTCATCCCTGCGCAGAAAGAGATGTCTGATTTAGATGGTGAATTAGACCGTATCGAGGGACTAGAGCCCAATCAGATAGATTATGACTGTACAATTCTCGAATGCCACGTTGATTTGGACTTAGAGGGTTACGAGGATGAAGATGCCGAAGGTGAGCCTACGGGTATCAAGATTCCTTACATTGTCACCATATCTGAAGACAATGGCCAGATATTATCTATAAGACGCAATTATCTTGAAGAAGATGAGTTGCGTAAAAAAATACAATATTTCACGCACTTTAAGTTTTTACCGGGCTTCGGCTTTTACGGTTTAGGTCTGATACACACCATTGGCGGCCTATCTAGGACCGCTACGGCTGCACTGCGACAGTTGATCGACGCAGGCACGTTGTCCAACCTCCCTGCGGGTTTCAAGGCCCGCGGACTACGGATCAGAGATGACGACGATCCATTGCAGCCCGGTGAATTTCGCGATGTGGATGCTCCGGGTGGAGCTATCCGCGACAGTCTTATGCCGCTGCCATTTAAGGGTCCGGACCAAACCTTATTCAATCTTCTAGGGTTTGTTGTTCAAGCTGGTCAGCGTTTTGCTACGATTACGGACCTCAAGGTAGGTGATGGTAATCAACAGGCTCCTGTTGGCACAACCATAGCAATGATGGAGCAGGGCACTCGTGTTATGAGCGCAGTGCATAAGCGATTACATTATGCAATGCGTCAAGAGTTCAAGATTCTTGCACGTGTGATGTCAGAAAGTTTGCCACAGCAATATCCGTATACAGTTGCTGGCGGTGATAAAAGGATTATGCAGAGCGACTTTGATGATCGTGTTGATGTCGTTCCGGTTAGTAATCCGAATGTATTTAGCCAAGCACAACGTATTATGCTGGCACAGACTAAGCTTCAACTAGCTACGCAGGCTCCAGAGCTTCACAATTTAGCTGAAGTGTTCAAAGACATGTATGAAGCGTTGGGCGTGACTGACGTTGACCGTATTATGAAAGCGGTGCCTGATGAACAGCCCGTGCCTCTCGACCCAGCGCAAGAAAACATTAACGCGTTGGACATGTTAGAGCTTCATGCTTTTGAGGGACAAAATCACCAAGCGCATATCACTGCGCACTTGGTGTTTGGGTCCTCACCTATGGTTGGGGGTTTGCCTCCGGTTGCTATGTCAGTGCAGAAGCACGTCATGGAGCATGTGCAGATAGCGGCCAAAGAACAGGCGGCTGTTACCTATTTACAACAGATGCAACAAAAAGGCGGTCAGCCTGCTACAGACGATGAGATGCTGGAGATTGAGAAAATGACGGCACAATTTGTAGCAGAAGGTCTACAACAAGTTAAAGAACTGTCTGGACAGTTGTCTGGCGCTGGAGCACCTGATCCTCTAATCAAGCTCAAAGAACAAGAGCTACAAATTAGAGCGCAAGCCGATCAAGCCGATCAAGCGATTGACGAAGCTAAAGTACAACTTGATGCGCAAAACCAAGCAACAAGGGCGCAACAGTTTGGGGAGCGTTTGGATTCTCAAGAACGACAAACACAAGCTAGAATTGATGCTGCGCTACAGCGTGAGCTACTTAAAAACCAAGGAGGTTAGAATGAAAAGTGTAGTTAAGGTAGGTGGTTCCGCGCCAAAAGACGGGCCAAAACCAGTTGAATTTGCTCAAATTGATAAGCAGGGTCGTATACCTTACGGCAAAACTGCTGAAGCACCGTACTCTGACAAGCGTATAGAATACGGAAAACCAGTGGGTTCAAAGCTTACAGCCCGCGGAATGGGTGCTGCCGTCAAAGGCGGTGATTATATAGGTTGCTGATATGCCGTTAAAGAAAGGTAGTAGCAACAAAACAAAAAGCCAGAACATCAAAAAGTTGATGGATGAGGGCTATGAACAAAACCAAGCAGTTGCTATTGCTTTGTCCAAGGCTGGAGAAACGCCTGCTAAACGTATGGCACGTGGCGGGGTCGTAAAAGGTTTTAGCCCGATTGCGCGACCACAACGTTTTCAAGGAGTTTTTTGATGTTTAAAAAATTTGGATTACCAGATTTTGGTGACACGAGTGGAACCCCAGTATTTACTCCCACTAATCAAGGTGGTCGGGGCGGTGATTTTAGTGGACCGAGTTTTGAAAGTTTTCGCCCGCCTCCTCAACCTGTCGGATTACCAGAAGACATAAATCTTCCTCAACCTG